CTGCCGTGCCTGTTTGCGCTCCCACGGTAAGCGGAATATTGATGCCACCATTGGCGTTGATGGTGCCGTTCGCAGTCAGACCACCCTCCAGCATCATATTACCCACAGCATCTACCTGCGGGATGGCGGCAAGGGCCTTTTGTGCGGATGCGGCAGCATCGTTCGCCAATTTCAGAGCATTTTCCGCATCCTTCCGTGCGGTATCGGCATCAGTTCCGGCAGTTTCGGCTTTTTGAGCTGCGGCCTCCGCACGTTCTGCAGCATCCGCGGAAGGGTCAATGATTTTAACTTCTCCGTCTGCGGCGTCGGGGACTATGATTTTAATGTCGCCTATCGTTACCACGTCTTCATTTCCTGGTGGCGTGACACGGGGGGCGGCCTGGATTTCTCCCATAATCAAGGGCCGTTCTGCGCCGTCTGGCGCAGCCATGAACAGATCATAGGCATGAGCCCCAGCTTTTAGGGGGCTCCATGCAAGGCGCGCGCTTGTGGCGTCAATAGGCTCGCATTTAATAGCGGCGGCGCCGGGACCGCGGACAGCGCAGCGGAACGTGTTTCCGGATATGTCTTTTGCCGCGCCGTCACCGTCCACAAAACGCAGCATCACCGATTGAGCAATGCCGCTGGTAGTAGCAATATCAAATGTGGCGCCCTGACATAAAATCATCATACACTAGTGCGCGCCCGTTGCGCTTAAATGACCCGGTGAATCATGGCAAAAATTACCGCCATGCAGGAACAGTCCCACATGTGAGAGTTATTCCCGGAGGCAAGCCACTTGAGGGAGACCCGCCCAGTACGCTTGTCTATGGATTCCTGCTTGCTTTCGGCTTGCATCTGCTTAATGTATTCAGCAGAAACATTATGAGGAACCTTGAAATGCCCCGTTTTAATCCGCGCGGCAAGAACATCCTTCGCCCGTTGGGAGGAAAAATTGAAGTGAAGGCACTGCACCCCCTCAACAATATGCCGTTCGATGGGCGCATAAATCAGTTTAATTCCCCTCCCCTTGATTTTGTGCAGGTACTCCTCTTTAACAGTACCGTTCATTGAAAACCAATGATGAAGACCGCATATCTTTCGAACGGCATCCGTATCAAAGGCACAGTCCAGAGCCACGCAATGATCAGGCACATTGAATTGAGATTGTTTACATTCAATATCTTCCAACGTTTCAAGGCGCCCCTCCGAAAGCAAATGAAAGGAGCCGCCAGCGTCAACGGCATAAACCGTATGCCAAAAGTGCCCCTTCTGGACGTCCACGGTCAGGAAACGGGTCCGTTCGTCTTCCACGGTGTACCCTTCCATACTTTCCGCCGTGAGTGGGATTTTCAACACGTCGTCTTTTTCGCCCAAATCCACAATGTTTTGAGCAAGCCGTTTCTGGATAAACTTTTTAAGCGGCTCTATGTCCCCCTTCCGCTTTTTTTGATTGGCAAGAATCCACTCCACAGCCAGATCAGCCCATGACACCCAGTAACAAGCCAAAGCATTAAAATTGTAGCTCACTATCTCCGGCAACGCGCTTGTGTTGCCGGAAAACACGTACTTGCCGCCGCTGGCCAGTCGGCGCCGGTTGTTCACGGTATCTTCTATTTCATGAGAGCAGCGCGGGCACACCATTTTGACGGATTCCTTAAAACGCTCCCAATCAATATTTTCCTCTTTACTGTAGATGACATCCCGCCAGTCATAAGCGTTCCACCCCTGGCAGCCGGGGCATTGCCAATGGTAATGATGGATGCGGCCCTTGCCGTACTCGTCAACCCAGTCCGTCCCCTTGTCGCCCCCCTGGGAGACCATCAAGATTTTACGGTTGAACCGGTCATGGTGGCGGGCCAGGAACTCCCGCACCATCCCCTTTTCCCATGCCCACATTTCATCACCAATCAAATACCGGCAGGACTTTGACTGCAACTGGCCCTTGGTAGCGGATACCATCCACAAATTCATGTGCGGGAAAAGGATTTCCGTTTTCCTGGCCGCATGCCTTTTCTTTGGTAACAAATCCTTCAGGGCTTTGTTGTCGCGGAACGTGGGGAAAAGCCGCGTCTCCGCAAAATCAGATGTTTCCTGCTCATTCTGAAACGCGACAAGGGTATTTCCGGCATCATTGGCAATGAGGTAATTAAGCAGACCTACAAACAATGTTGATTTGCCGGAGCCGGTTGGCGCCATCAGGTTAATGTGCTTGACCGTACCGTCATTCAAGAATTTGTCAATGGGGTCCAGCAGGAACGGGCTCAATGTAAAATCAATGTGGGAAGACCTTGCCGATTGCTGGTCTACCACATTTTCACGTATCCATGTAACCGGCTCTACATCCATTCCCGCGGATACATTATCCGAGAAAAGATTCAGAAATCCGGCAGCCTTTTCAATGTCTTTCATTGTTCCGCCCGGCTGATCACTTTGATTTGTGCCTTGGCCTCTTCTGCAATGGAGTACAGGGCAGCCTTGATTTCCTCCCGCAGCACGGGAACCATTTCAGCAGCCGTCAACCCCTCCAATTTGCCCGGCAGCTTGTTTTCAAATGCCTGGATGACGCCCTTGGTTACGCTGGCAAGATGCACCACAAGTTCATTCACATCCTCCATGTCCACCAGATTTGCCTTGTCCTTTTCAAGCTTCACGCGGGCCTGTTCAGCTTGCAAATTCTTGTAGGTAATTTCTGCGGCAAGTTTCTTTTTCCGCAGTTCCGCCACTCCTTCCCCAACTTCCGGGGCGTTTTTTTCAATGCCTGAAGCAGCGGCTTCAACGGCTGGACTTTCCTTCCTTCTGGCCTCAATCAATTCCCGTATTTGAGCATGCGTCAGCCCGCGCTTCACATGGTATGTGATCGTGCTTTTGTTGACGCCCAATTGACGGGCAAGTTCAGCCTGTGAAATCCCTGTCATTACTCTTCCCTTTACATATTATTATATCATGATATGTTGATAAGTAAACATCGCAGATATGGAACCGCAGCAGTCATATTACACAGCACACACGGATTTTGAATATCCGGAGGATGAACAGGAGCAGGAAAATGAATTCCGGGAACGTGCCCTTGAAATGATCCGGATCATGTCCCTGGCCCTGTATCACCTCATCAACAGCCGTACCCCCAATGTTACCGCGTTTGGTGTGGCATACGCGCTGGGCCTAACGTCCGTGCTCGGCAATGAGCGCATGGCCGAACGAGCGCGCAAGCTGGGCGTACATAAGGCAGCCATTTCCCGCGCCGCCTCCAAATTCCTTGCGGAAAGCGGCCTTCCGCCGTCCCTAATGATGCAGCAGGCGGAACATGCCGCCATTAAGCGACGTCCCATCAAAAAACTGGAAGCACCGCGCAAAAAGGGGCCGGAGCAGATTATGAAGGTATACAACACGGGCAAGAAGAACTTTGAGGAAAACCAGTTAATTCTTGACCTGTTTAAAGTCTGAATCCGTCCGGTTCCCCCGGATGCAGGATTTCCCACATGACGCGGGCGCAAGCTTCCCGGATAGTACATCCCGATTGCTGGACGATGGGTTCATAAAAATCCTTCTGTCCGCAGTGGACGGCGGACACATGCCGGGCCAGCTTCGCCAGTTTTGATAACTGGTAGGAGTCGCACGTACGGATTCCGATCAGGTATTTCCCGCCCTGGAACTCAATCACGTCGGCGCCCTTGCGCCCGTACAGGTACAGGGCCAGCAAGGAAACGGTCACGTCCTCCGGGTAGGTTTGATCATGGCGTACCGGGAATTCCCGCGTCACCAGGACATCAAGAGCATCATTGATGAATTTCCGCGTCACCCAGTAGCATACACCGGACCAGGCGAACGGCACGGCGCACTGGTAGCCCCCCGCAAGTTTCCTGCGCTCAAACAGCGATTTCCGGATTTCGTCTAGCGACATCAACAGTGCATCAGCATCAATCTTGATTACGGGTTCCCGGCCCGGAATATCCTGCATGCAGGAAAGCATGCCGCGGACACATTCAAGGCCGTTCAGGTTCTTGTTGCGCTCAAAATAGGTCTTCTTGTAAATGATGTCCTTCCCCTTGGGGATGTCCTTTTTTGTGAGCGGGGCTTTCCCATCGTCAAACAGGTAAATCATGCAATCAGGGTCAACCTTGCGGATTTGCCCGACACATAATTCAAGACATTTATAGTCTTCCCGGTAGCAAAATATAGCGTAATTCATTTATCTTTAATTTATTGGTTCGTATTGATTTGAAGATTTATTCCATTCTCCTTGTTGGATATAGATTTTTTCATTATCGTTTCTCTTTAAACGCAATGCGTGATCACTATCACACGCAAGCACAGTCCATGAATCACTGATAAGACCGTCGGAGCCGTCGCTAGTCGTATCTGCATGGAGTTCAACGGAAAGCGCATCTCCCACCATTACAAAATGGGCCTTTACCCCGTTTGCGGGCTCGCTCCAATTCCGGTCGTAATCAAAAACGACATAGCCACTACTGGTTTTCCGCAATGGTTTTTCAAATTTTAAATTCTCGCCAACAGCCAAGGAATCCGCGTTCAAGCTTATATCAAGCTGTCCTCCCGTCTTGGTTAATTGGTACTTGATGCCGTTGGACGTTTTTTGAGTAGTGTTGACATTTAATTTGATTGTGCTTCCGGCAATCTCAATGGGGGCTTCCGCCGTGTAACTGATTTGTTCCGGCTCCGTCATGGAATCGGTATCAAGTTTCATGGCAAGCTCACCGTTTTTGACTTCCAGGCTGTACTTGATGCCGTTGGACGTTTCATGTTCCGTTTGGTCCAGCTTGAGAGATACGCTCCTGCCGGTGATTTCAATGGGGTCTTGCCCCGTATAGTCGGGGCGTTCATCCTTGATTCTCACGCCAAGCCTAACCGGCCCTTCCTCCGCGCCGCCCTGCCCTTTCCCCTTTTTCTGGACAAGCCACACTTTCAGATTGCTATCAGCATCAATGTTTTCTTCTTCGCTGGATGATTCAATGTTTAGTGTCAGTTCGTTTTCCTCTTCGACTTCCTTGAGTTCCAAGGCGCATAAGGGGTCCGTCTTAAGCTTGTATTTTTTGAATTCCCATTTGATTACATCCCAGTTGATGAAGGTAATGCCTTTGTGCTTGTAAATAATGGATTTATCACGTTCCTCAAACTCACCTACGACAATGTAAGCTTCCCCGTCTTCCGGCTCTGGAACCTCATTCCCCTTTTCCAGGATAGCGGTATATGCCTCCCAGGTGTCCGTGTCATACGTAACATGCACCCACACTTTTTCCCCTGCCTTAAAAGAGGCTTCATACTCGCTGATCTCTATATCTTCATTTTTCAGCAGTATCTTCTTTTCTTCCTCATTATCAGTATCTTGTTCCTCTTTATAGGCATTCAAAAGGAGCCCTCCAGAGACCTTGCCGGAAAGGGATGCCTCCGCGTCATCCGTGATTTCCACCAAATCAAAGGCCAGGGGGCGTGAACCGCGCTGATAAGGGGCAATGGAAACGTTCTGGCCGCCACCGCCGCGCATGGACGTTTTGCCATGCGTAGCAGCATTGAGGGCGTTTGTAAGGGCGTTGGCCCAATCCGCCTTGATAGGGTCTCCCTTAGTGATGTTATCCATTTTTGTATAGGTCCGTTGACCAGCCTCCGGGATTGGATTGCGTATATTCTTCCGTGATCTCGTATTCCCTGTTACCTACCTTGTGGATGGAGTACCGGGTAAAGAGATAATTGAGCTTATACCCTTGTACTTCCGTTGCGCCTCCAAACTCGCTGCCCTGGACAATCTTTCCCACGCGCTCCACCTTGGACGGATCCACGCGGCGCGCTGTATAGGTTTTCGTGATGACCGTATTGTTCTGCGAAATTTTTTTGTAACCGAGTGTGATATATGGGGTAATCGGGGTAACGGGGAGTTGAATATGCCCCGGCGTTTCGTCTTTCTCGCATTTAAGCCGGTACTGGCCGTTGCTGCACAAGACAAGCCCCCCGGACAGGTAAACGGCCAGAGTTCTCATATCATCCTCTGAATATTTATTGTTCCCGTTCGTGTCCCGCAACTTGTAATAGCTCAATATGGGCTCAAGCGTCATGTTCGAGCGGTCGCTGATCTTGACCTTGTACTTTTCCTTCGCGTCGTCGGGATTATCCGGGTTGTCTGGATTGATGGGGTTGCCGTCTTCATCCTCATTGGTATCTCCGGACGGGTAAGAGTACGTTACCGTCACCTTGTAATGCGTTGCGGAATGCAAGGCGATCTTGTAACCCGTCGCCATCATGCCGGGGGCATTGGGATTGGTCGCCATGGCCGCCCACTTGGGGCGCTGGAACCCTGCAATGGGTACAATTTGGGATTGTGAAACGGTGCGGTTGACTCTGTACGCTACAGCGCCCTGCTGGCTAGCAGCACTCGGCGCAACGTCCGCCCTGATTCGTAAATCGTTTGTCCAGGTCATCATTCAAATAATCAAAACGCCTTCTTCCAAAACCTGGGAAAAAGATTGCGTGGTTTCCGTCTTTCTCCCGTAGGGGTTGTTATCCTCTCCCATCTTCACAAAATTGCCACCGCCCGCGGAAATCAATGACTGAAGGGCGGCATCCGGGCCCTTCCCTTCCGTGGTCGTGATAGAATAGGAACAACACCTTTTATAGTAGTCAGTTATTCCTTTATTTATTACTTTGTTGAACAGGTCAGAAAGTTCCTTTGAGTACTTCACGCCCCCCAGGCCGAAATCATACGGGTCTTTCCTTTTCAGCTTGGAGTCAATTTTCAGGGATTCAATATCCACACGGCCCGACATGATCGCTTCATAGGCTTTCCGCAGGTCCGGATTGTTCTGAAACATGGGCTTGAAATCCGGGTGGTCAAAAATGCTCTTGCTCGTTACGCCAGCCGTAAATTCCCAAGTGGTTTTTGTATCCTTGGGGTCAAAATCAAAGGGGTCCGGGTCATCAGGGTCCGGGTCTGGATTATCCGGATCATCTTCTTGAGGGGCTTCTTTTTTGAAGGTACAGACCGTTTTCCATAAGTCCGCAATCTGCGAGTGCTCATAGTTGGATAGGGTCAAATCCGTGAAGCCGGGAACATGGCAATGCAGGGTGTAAGGAGGTGTGAATTTCTCCCCAGGGGGCGCCACGTAAGAAACGCTTGCCGACCATGAGCCATCATCAGACATGGACGCATCAAAATCGCCTTGCCACCCATACCCGCCTGTATGTTTAATATCCTTGTTCATGTCAGCTAAAGAGGGCAACGCCGCCTTTCTCGGCCTTTTCCGCAATCGTCTTGAGGTATCCGTTTGAGGTCTGTACCTCTTTTGTCAGGGAGTCCACGGCGGCAGAAAGGCCGGCATCCCCCTTCCCCACTAGGCCAAAGAGGGAACCGAAGCCAGACCCCACACGGGACACGCTTGAAAGCGTCTGCTGCACTGCGTCAAACCGCGTTTTAAACGCATCAGACATTTCCTTTGCCCGCTCCTTGGAGTCCTTTTCATCCTCCTTTTCCTTCTCCTTTTTGTCCTCAATTTTGTAGGTCAGGGAAACCTTCTGTTCCGCCAGCCCCAGGGCATCGTGTTCATTCATGCCGCCCTTCATGAGGGATTGCATTTCCTTCCGCACGTCCCGCTGTTTTTCCAGCTCACGCAGCTTTTTCTTTTCCCCGGCGAGCTCGGCCCGCATGATGGCAATGTTTTCCTGTGTATCGCGTGCTGTCTCTTCCCCAAGCCTTTTTTGCTTGGAGATTTCATCATTGATGCCGCGGATAATTTCACCAACGGCCAGCAGCTTTTCATACTGGACAGATTCATCAAGATTCAGGCCGCCATTCCTCAATTTTGAGTCAAGCTCGCCAAAAGCCTTATTCCATTCATCAATGCTGGACAAGTCAACAGTTTTGAGCCATGCTTCAATTTTCTGATACGGGTTTTCAATCTGGTTGATCTCCCGTTCAGTCCCCTTCTCCGTCCACCGGTCACGGGCCTTGAGCGCCGCCTCATTCGCTTTTTCGATAGATTTTGCAAGCTCTTTCTCTTCCTTGGCTAGTTTTATGTCAGCTTCCGCTTCCTGTCTTTTTATCTCGGCCGCCCTGACATTTTGATCAATCCTGGTTAACATCCCGGAGCCCTTCAAGCCATCAATAAGGCTCTCTCTTGACTTAATAAGACGTACTAAATAATTGGCTTCACTTTTTAAATTATCATCACCAATTTCATTGTACATGTCGTTCACTTGAGCAAGCCTCATTTGCATGGCATTCCGTTCTTCAATGACGTCTTGTAAACGCTTATTGAATTCCTGGTAACTATCTATTTTAGCAAAGTCGTTCTTTATTTTGTCGCTTGAATCATAATCCGATTTGTATTCTCGGTATGCATCACCTTCATTGCGTTTTTCTACTACTCCAAAGAATTCTTGAGTTTTCCGAACAGGAGTAAAAAGCCAATCAACACCATCAAAAAATTTTCGTGTTCCATACGCAAAATTTGATATAGAACCAATAGCTATTTCAAACCCATCTGCAAAGTCTTTGCCTAGATTTTTTGCAGAAGAACTATTTTTGTCCATTTGATCGGACATTTCTTGTAGCTTAATTGTTAATCCTTCAATAAACCCCTCTCCAAATTTAGCTTTAAGAGCATCCCAATTATCTTTGAAGGTTGAAATAGAACCATTCAAGGTTTGAGATTGTGCTTTCATCCCACCAGAAAAGCGCGCAAATGAATCGGCTGCAATCTCCCAAACTTCATCGCCCTTCTTTCCGGCCTTTTGCAATTCCTCAAGCTGGATGCGAACTTCTGGTGTGATGGCCCCAAGTTCAGACAGACGCGCCAGCGGTTCCCCAACGGCGCGGCCTGACTGCAAACCAGCCCATAAGCGACCTATGGTGGTAGCAAGCTCTTCAATGGGAATGTTAAGGGCGCTTGCCACGTCTCCAACCATTTCCAATCCCTTTCCGGTTGCAAGGGCACCACCGGTCAAAGACTCCAATGTTACAGAGGCGCGAGAAATGCCGTTAAGCTGAAATGGCGTTTTGGCGGCGAAATGAGCAAGTTCCTCCATGCGTTTTTTTGCTGCTCCGGCAGATTTAAGCAATGGGACGAACGATGTTTGAAGCGTTTCCCTGTTGCCAGCCTCCATAACAGAGGATTTGACAAGATTGAAAGCCCCAATAGCAGCGGAAGCCGCCGTAATAGCGGGAAGAAGTCCGCGGAAAGACTGTGTAATCCCTGAAACCGCTTTATCTATTCCATTGCCACCAAGCTTGATACTCTTGGCAGCAGAAGCCGTTTCATGGATTTTATTTTTAATTCCGGAAAGTCCTTTTAAAACCTCTCCAAAATCTCCGGAAAATTTGAATTTTACCACACTCATTCTTCAATATTCACAGGCTTTTTAAACAGGGCGTCCAGACGTTCTAAATCAGCATGATCTACCTTCCGAGCATGCGTGTAATAACAGCTCACTCCATTTACAACACATTCACTCATAAGGAACTGTAGAATCATGCTGTATGGAATATCATATTTGATATAATTTAAGGGGTAGCCCGTCTTTGAAGCAATCGCCCAAACCACCTGAATAAAGTAGTTCGGTCTGTCCCCTCCCGTTTTTTTTTGGAATCCTCAACAGTGAAAGCAGTTTCCTCAACTGATTTTGCCTGTTCACCAACCAAGAGCGAAATGCGCTGCACTTCATCAGGGCTCAACTCATATTTAAATTTGAGGATGGATTCCTTGAATTCTTCAAGGCTCATTGATTCAAGTTTTTCAATATCAGCCGTATGAATATAAATATATTCTACAATGCCGCCTAAATCCATGCCCCCATTCATGAACCCGCAGTTAAAACGCTGCATCAACTCCATGCTTCCAACAGACAGGGGACGGAGTTTCAAGACTTTTTCCTTGTCGCTCATAACGTTCTTTTGATTAGGAGTTCAAATGCCCCAGGATTTCGCGTTTATCTTCTTCCGGGCAATCCTCCGGAATCATGGCTATCTTTTGTCCATCCTTGGAGCGGATACAGGCGATTTTCCGGAATCTAGGAAGTCCGGCCAGAATACCGCGGCGACAATCAAAAGCCGCTTTGACCAACGCAAAGGGGTCTTCCGGATTGTTTTTCACAAAATCCGGGTCATTCCACTTACTGATCATTTCGCGCGTCTCCGGGGTATCCGCGAAGTAAAAAACCTTCCGTTCCCCCCGGTCAGTAATGATGATTTCTGCCCTCTTGGCAATGGGGGACGTGGCTGCAAGCAAAGCACTTGCAAGGTTGATGTCTTCAATATTGATTATATTATTCATGTTACGTCTATTATGTTATTTTTTTTGTTCGAGATAGGGGCGCCAGAAACGGCGCCCCTTGAAGTCTGTTATTCGGAAACAATTTCCGGGTTCAGGGCTTTAATGTTCGGGCCATAAGAGGCTTTAACGGTAAAGCTTCTGTAATTCTCTGCCTCCATTTTCATATCTACACTCTTGCAGATGGCCTTAGTTACCTTTTCCGGAATTTGTTCACCTAAATTCCTGATGCAGAGATTCAAAACATCCGCATGGACATCAACAATGTCGCCAATATGCGGAACCTCCGTTCCGGTCTTTCTCATGTAGGCTTCCCAAGTAATTTCGCATTGGGAACTATAGAGAGTATTCCCTTCAGTAACGCCTTTGTCCCCTTTAAGTTTAACATCCCCTTCTGCGGACCATGAATAACTTACGGAAGAAATAATAGCTCCAAAATCCTGTTCTCCGGAATAATTGATCCCGAAGATACCGTCGCCGTGCTGTATAAAATCAGATGCATGTGCCATACAAATGGCGGTGCGTTGCGCTTCCGGCGGACCTCCCTTTCCCGCTTGACAAAATCGCGGAATGAGGCATATTAAAGGTGCGTTAGTAATTCGGAACATTCACATGTTCACCTTCTAAACAATCGCCCCGGCCTGGTGAAGCAGGCCGGGGCTTTCTTTTAGCTGAACAGAACTATAAGAAGTTCAATCAGTCGCGTTAATAATTCATACTTCATTTACATGTTACACCTCCTTTTTTAATCCCGGACCAACCGGGCAAGGCGAGTATGAAGAAAAACTAAACTTTTTGCAAGATATTTCTACGAATAAGTTTTGTATATTAGATTGATTGTCAAAATATTATATAAATCATCTTTCGATATAGCGCACTGTCCAGGTTGTTACCCAATCATCCCCGTCCAGCGCGGATGAAGAATCAATCAGGTTGAAAAAGTCGCACCGTTCGCCGCAATCCATCCGGCCCAAGGCTTCCACAAGCTTTTCTTCCGCTTCCGAGTCAGACCGGTTATTGATCAGGGCAACGGAAAGCGTATAATCCCAGGCGGGCAGCGGAAACCATGGCTGCGTGCGGCTCGTCATCTCCACCACCACGCAGGGCTTGCGTTCTAAATCTTCTTCATTTCCGGCCTTGTAGGCAGTAAATCCGGAATTCCGTAGGTGTTTTACAATGTCATCAACAATCATGATTTATTTATCCTTTTCCATTCATGGTGCAGTTTTAAGTTAGTGGCGGTTAATGCGTTAGAATAAACAAGCGGGAACAAGCGTTCAATCATGGCTTCCTTGGCATACGGTACAGGGTTGATTATTTCCACGGAATCCCCGGTGCGCCTGTATATGCCGTTCAAGCCGTGCCGCGTAATCCATTGGGGAAGACGTCCCGTCGCTTGCCATCCGTAAGAGGTGGGCCATGTCCAGCCAGATTTTGCCTTGCCTATGTGCTTAAACACCTCCATGCGGTACTTTTTGAGTCCCCGGCTGTCTGACGTAACGCGCCCGGTAATGGCGTCCACCGTTCCGCGGCGCCGGGCGTCCTTATGCATGCGTTTCGTGAAACTGGCGTAAAACGTCACCGGAACGCCGCTGTCAAATGCTACTTGCTGGGCTTCCTGTTCTTTCTTCTGCCGGAGCATAGCATACACGGGACGAGCCATTACCGGATCACGTTCCTTGAACATCCTGTAAGCCTTCCCAGGGGCGCCCACAGCCCGCGCAATGTCACGGCTGGCAGAACCTTCCCCGGACTTTCGCCCGGCCACCTTGGATTTCCGGTTTTTCCCGAGTGGGAGAGTCGCATTGAAGCACATACCGCGGGCCACATTGGATGCGTACATGTCCAGGAACAGCCTACCGAAACGCTGAATATTTTTGTGCCCGTCCCTGATAGCTTTGTCGAGCCCTTCCACGTTGCATTTAATCATACAAATCAACCGATAAAGTTAATACCCTATAAACACAATTACTTGTAACGGCGGTAATCTTGAATTTCATCCCCTCACATTCCACGCGGCCCCCTACCTGGAAAGAGTCCCCCGTTTGAATGTGAATGATGCGGTCCCGCTGGTTGCAATACCCCCCCTCCTGGCGTTCAAGGGTTACGTCACGGGAATTCATGTACCCCTGGTATGTCTTCCCCTGGTAGGCAATTTCCGCCTGTGGTAATACCTGATTTATGCGCCGGTGCGCGGCGTTAGCCGCATCTGTGAATCTCATATAAATGGCGGGGCGTTGCACAAAAAACCGCCCCGGACAAGTCCGGGACGGTGAACACCAGCAGTTAATGCAAAAAAAATTAGCTTTCAGGAGGCGTGACAGCAGCGGCAACGTACCCTTTCACCTTATCCGGCTCAAGTATCTTGGCGCCGAACATCAGGCCCAGGGAGGCCCATTCTGCGCGGGTATTGCGGTCAATCCAGTTGCAGAACATCACCGTCAGCCCTGCAAGGCCATCAATAGTGATAAGCTCCCAATTGATGTCATCTTTGAGATCATCATCAATTTCCGGGATGGCGGAACCTACGGCGATCGCCCCGCCTTCGTAAGCCACGCCCACAACATCTTTCGAAAAGACGGAAGCTTTTGCTTTGTGGATGGACTCAAACCCATAGGCGCCTCCATCAAGCTTAAATTCCGTAGTGTTTTCCGGAAGAATGGCCCGGTAATAATCGGGAGTCAATAACAGCCTGGGTTCATCAGATTCAATATCCCCGCTTAAATTGATGCAGCCGCGCTTGTTGAATTTATCAGCGGTCCCAATGGTCTTTGCTCCGCTCGCCGGAATAAGAGACATAATACGCTTGTGCAAATCATTGGCAAAAGCAATAGAATTTGTCTTTGCCAGATCGGCCAACTTCCACCCATTACGCTTTTCAGCCGTAGTAATTCGCCAAGCTTGATGCAGTTCGGTAAGAGAGAGCGGAATCAAATTACCGTCGTTTTCCTTATCGTTCTGGTAAGACGTAGGATTCTCCACTACTTCACCAGATGCCTTAATATCTTTAAATTTAATCTGGGAGGCATATTCCATGCGAAAATCTTTCTTGAGAAATTCGAGCGGAACTAGTGCCTTGCGTAAAGAGGTAATAACTTCTCCGTGGATAGCTACCTTTTGTGCATCAGAAAGTGCCATAATCGTAAATAATAGTTTGATTGTTAATATTGTGTGTTGTTTACTTACAAAGTTTCATCAATTCATCCTTATGGGCTGCATAAAACTTCCGCTGTTCATCTCCGGAAAGCGCCGTGTACTGCTCCAGGATAGAGGGGGTTTCCTCGCCGTCTTCCGGCTTATCCACTACGGCTTTATGCCCCATGCCAGACACCATTTCCGCGGCCTTCTGGCTCGCCTTCGTATCGGCTTCTTCCTCAAGCTGGTTTTTCTTGAGGGCAACGGATGCGTGGAGCTTGACATTCTCCTTTTCCAGGGCTTCGACACGCTCACAAAGAGATTTAATAGAGGATTGGATTACTGTAATTCCATCCCTCATTTCTGCCCCAAGAGGGGCAAGCTCTTGTTTGAGTGCATCAACGATATTTTGATCAGACTTGAATAGTGCCATACTTATTGCGGGGCGTTGCGCTTTTAATTTGCACCGGGAAAATCAACCCAGGGCATTACATCATCAATCAGGCCCAGGGAGGCAGCATCTTCCACCACAAAGACCTTGCCGGAAAAAGCATCCGCAGAAAGTCCGGGGCGTCCGGAAACCACAAACTCCTGAAACCGTCCGGCGATCTTGTTGCACAAATCCCTGTAATAGGCGATTGCCTCCGCGTTCATTGGGGTTTCCGGATGTTTGAAAACAGCATCATCATTCGTGATGGTCAATATTTCCTCGCTCTTGGCATTCCAGAGGCTGATGACAGTTCCGATACTGCCAACCAGCGCCGTTTCCGTCACGATCACCTGATCACAAGCCGAAGCCAAATAATAGGCGGCAGAGCAGCACATGCCTTTGACATAAGCCACGGTTTCCACGGGCAGGGATTTAATCAATTCCGCTGTTTCATGGCAGCCTTGAACGTCTCCTCCCGGAGAGTCAAAGACGAAAATCACTTCGTCAATGTTTCCGGCAGCAGCCTTTATTTCCTCCACGATGGATTGATAATTTGTGCCGCCAAGGGCTTCATTCAACGGCACGCCGTCACCGTACAGGGGCCCTATTACGTCAATCACCAGGGATGACCCAATTACCCGCGCTTTCTGGCGCGTCTGGATGAAAAAAGAGAAGTCAAAATCCGGGTTCCCCGCGGCTTTCGGTTCAAGGTTCTTCCGCTGGCGCATACTCGCCAGCCATGCAGTTTCTTCACAATATAACGGTTTCATAACGTTAAAATTTCCTGATATAATCCGGAGAGATTTCTACCCCAAATTCTGCTTCAGCTTCACGGCGCAACTTCTCCGCAATGGCGGCTTCCCTGGCGCGTATTCTCAAATGGTCCTCAACCTGCGTTCCGTTTTCCTCACAGATTTCTGTGAGGTTTTTAATGCCGGCATTGTACTCTTTCAACTGACTGTTGGAGTCGCGCCCCATGTCCACGCTTGGACGCTTGGCGCGGCTGAACATCATGTTCCACCAGCCTACCGCGTGCGGGATGTCCTCCCGCTGTATACCTACGGCCAAGACATACTGTACAAGCAGTATGGCGGCATCTTCAAGCAGCGTGGCCCGGTCCCGCGTGGTGTTATCGAATTTGGACAGGGACATTCTATTCCCAACGCCGCTTGAGTCTGGATTGACCACAATATCATAGGGCACCCCTACCCCGGACAAGACACCCTTCAAGAGCCGTTCCGAAAAGCTCATGTAGTTCGGGGAGGGGCGCTCAATCTTTAGGGAGTCAAGGGAGTCTTCAGACTTCAAAAACACAATTTGCTTGTCTCCTGTATTGCGTACAACAACCTCACCATTATTGCCCGGTTTGCTGTAAGCCTGTGCTATGTCAACTTCTCCCGTTTCATTCTTTTTTACCAGGGCGATCTGTGAGGCAATTTTCATAGCCCCAAGTTCGGAAACATTGATGTCATCAATATAGCGGAATTCCTTGAGTCCATGTGAAAAGAGAGGTTCCCCGCGGCAAGTGGCAAGAAAATCATCGTCAACTAAATGCAGCATTGAGGACGCCGGAATTATCTCGCCGCCTCCCGGTTCATCACCGTCCAGCCAATAGGCGATTTCACGCCCCATGCGGTTAGTTATGACACCGTGCAGCACGTTCAACCCCTTGTATTTTCCAGAGTCAATAAGGCCATCTTTAGGAGAGCACACCCGGTTTGCCCGGATAAATTGCAGTTGAGGAAACCCTGTCTTGCTCTCCGTCAACATTACAAAGCAATCCCCGTCAATGTCGATGGCGGTGGAGATCAGATACAGGAGCGAGTGAAAATTCTTTCCGTTCACGCATGCAACTTTGTAAAACGCCTTGATGTACTCGTCATACTTCGCTGCAACTTCCGGATTCTTGCACAAAGATTTGAACAGAAACGCTTTACCTATAGAGTATTCAGCCTTCATGTTCACGGCGCCTTTTACAACGCCGTTGTTCTTGTACAACAGACGGGACGCGGAAATGAGGTTCTTCCGGGTAAGGCGTCCGGAAAGCTGTTCCGGCTCCTTGAGGTAATTCGGCAATCGTTGCAAGCCATCATCATAACTGCCGCTTTTGTAAATGGGACGGCTTGAGAACGGGCACCCGAACTGGTCTAAAATCTGAACATTCCCCGCCTTCATCGGAACACCACCCTTGCAACGTTGTTCCCTCCTTCAAACCGGCCATGCTCAAGAGAGCGGATAGCCAGCCCCAAGGCTTCAACCCACAAGTCAACAGTCATGGAGCCTGGCGCGAACTGGAATGAGCTATCACCCACATTCCCTTGAGTGATTTCCTTCCCTTGGTTTTCAATTATGTCTTCAACAGCCTTATCTAAAGCCTCTTTCAAGCGTAGTATGCGCTCGTCGGCATCCACCATCCCCCAGGCATAAAGAGCTTTTGCAATCCGTAACATACAAATGCGGCCCCGTTGCGTTTTCCTTCACAGGGGAGAGCCGCGGATTATCATTCCTTTTGTACTTTTCCCGTTGCATTATTGGAATGGTTGTATGAAATTTTGCAACACCATGCACACAAAAACACAGATGACCCTTAACCCAGTTCGGGGCTCCAAGCTCAAGGAGACTCCCTTTTTCGGTCTATTTCCAGCTCATTCCGGCCCATTATGCACCGCTTTAATGACATTCCCCCATATCCCCCACCAATGGACTACATTGCAGTTCTCCCGCTCTCTGCGTGTCCAGTATATCACGCAATCGTTATCCCCTCTCATGTGCTCAACATTATCACAATTATGAACACACTAAAAAATATATCATTGTATATAAATGCTATAAGTCCTCATAGGGCTACCATTTTAATAAAAATCCCTGCTTCTTCACGAAGCAGGGATTTTTGTTTTCAGTTACGTCTTCCCAACAGAAACGGCATTATTTACCGGATCAAAAGAAAACGACTTCCAGAAAAGCCCTCTTTTAATTCTGCTGATTGATCATGATGGTATAGGTGATACCATTATAGAGCTGAACATTGACAAGTCCGTTCCTGGAAATTCCCGTTTCATTAGGAGCTGCCACAAGCTGCCATTGTTCCGAATCACCCGCTCCATCCTCCCATGTAATCCAATCAGGACAGCTGATGCAGATATGAGTCTTATTATCGCACGTCAATTCAATATCCACAACTCCTCCCTCAGCCGGAACGTCAAAGAGACTTTGACGGATAGGCCACGGGCAATCGTCCATGGGTCGCTGGCCACCTGTCCAGGACTCCTTGATTTTTGAGAGAAGACCAAACGGATCACCCCTTTCTGCCCACCATCCGGCAACACCGGAAACACCATGTCTGGACATACTCAGAACATGATAACTAAAAGAATAACTGGATTTCACCGCCCCGATCAGCTTAATGGCACCAGCCCTGTCTTGGGAAAAAAGGTAAAGGCGTTTCCTGCCGTTCATATGAGAATGTTCCTCACGGAACACAATCAATCTTGCTGTCTGATGACTATCGTAAACAGCATATAGATAATGACTATTACTGCGTACATAACCCGCTCTCTGGGAACTCTGGAAACCGCACCTCGGCAAAAAATCGCTGCCAGTATTGCCGGGCCAGACCGAGGCCACGGGATGATCCCTTCCATTTTCCGCTTCCGAATAAATCAGGGGATCAACATAATCGTTTTGACGGTAGGGCCACTCCGCAGGTGGCCACGGAAGCCACGAAACAGAAAACCAGGGACGCAAGCAAGGTCCGAAATTCGCCCTGACTCCGAACTTGGAATTATCCGAATTCGCGACATCAACTCCGCCGGGATTAACCAACGTATTAAGTTCCAACACAAACGTGGAATGATACCAAGCATATATATTATCATCTCCCGGGCCAATCATCCGGTGTTCCGACATGATGAACGGAAAATCTTCAGACGTGCAGACAGTAACACCACCAGCTGTAAAAGCGCTTCCAAGTTTGTGGTAAAATCCCACTCCGTTTTCCTGCTGGGAAGGGAGCATGGGAAACAACGGACTGATCAAATCAACCTTGCGTACTGCGCCGACATCGGACACGGGAGGAATGGGGATAATAATGCCTCCATCAGCATGAACCGCGTCGGAGAACGTACCGCCCTGAGCAGTCAGACTACCAGGGAGAGACAAATTGTCGTCTGCATCAACCTCCAAAGACCTGTTCCATTTTTCCCTTTCCTCCTTTGTGACGTGGACCACCGTATTTATTTCATGGGCAGCGAACGAAGTTCGATCCGCCTTGTCATTCCATGCAGTCCTTTCTTCCTGTGTCACATGGACAGCAGCATTTTCAAAATGCTCATTAACATCATTTTGATTCGCCAGAAAAATCCCATTAATCGTAGTAATTTTATTCATGATTCTTGACCGTTTGAGAAAGATAGAGAATATTTCTACCAATCGCTTCCCTATTCATTCCGTAATAATAAAGATTCAACTATTGCGGATCTGGCGCATCCATTCTGAAACGTCATCAGGACTGGAGCTATTTGTTCATCAACTCCATTTCTTCGGAATATGCCCGGGCTACAACAAACGGACCATATAAGAATGATAGTGAGTTTTTTGACAGATTTTACCCTCCCTTCGCTTATATTAGAAACATGAAAAGACTTTTTCCACTCCTGGCCGGCATACTGCCATTCGCAGTATTTCAGACTGAAGCGGCACCCTCCTACAGCATCATCCCTGAACCGGCCCGGACGGAACTAAAGCAGAATACCACCAAAACGCTCAAGCTCCTTTCCGATAAAGCTTCCCCCTCCCTGGGCATAGACGCCTACCAGCTCACCGTCACCCCGCAGGGCGTTCACCTTGCCTCCGGCGGCAGGGAGGGCAGGATGTACGGCCTAGTCACCCTCCAGCAGCTCCAGGACCAGCTGGCGGCACAGCCGGAGGGCATCCCCTGCGGCGTCATCACGGACAAGCCCCGCTACCCCTGGCGCGGCATGATGGTGGACCCCGCGCGCCACTTCATCCCCATCAAGGACCTGAAGAAATTCGTGGACCTGATGGCCTACTACAAATTCAACAAGCTCCACGTGCACCTGACGGACAACCAGGGCTGGCGGCTGCCCGTGCCGGGCTATCCCAGACTGCAAAGCGTCGCCTCCAAGCGGGATGAAAGCTTCGGAGACGGCATCCCCCACGAAGGCATGTACACCAGGCAGGAGCTGAAAGACCTGGTGGCCTACTGTGCGGCGCGCGGCATTGAAGTCATCCCGGAGATAGACGTGCCGGGCCACAACCAGGCCCTGCATGCCGCCTACCCCGAATTCTTCTGCTTCCCCAAACCGGACATGAAGGTACGGACAGTGGCCGGCAACAGCAAGGAACTGGTATGCCCCCAGAAGCCGGAGGTCTGGAAATTCTACGCCGCCGTCTTCAAGGAACTCAAGGACATCTTCCCGTCCAATACCGTTCACCTGGGCGGCGACGAAGCCCCCACGGAACTCTGGAAAAAATGCCCCCTGTGCCGGGAAGCCCGGACCAAGGCAGGCATGAAAGACGAACAGGAACAAATGAGGGCTTTCTTCGCCAAAATGACAGCCCTGCTCGACAAAAACGGGCAAACGCCGCAATTCTGGTATGAAGGGAACGCCGGCATCTACCACCCGGGCGAAACAGTTTACGCGTGGCGACAGGACCAGGCGCGCCAGGCCATTGAGAAAACAAAAAAGGCCGGGCTGAACCTGATTATGGCGTCCAATGAATATTGTTATCTGGATTTCCCTCAATTCCCGGGACAATACAACTGGGGATGGATGCAAACCACGACCTTGCAGAAATGTTATGAACTGGATCCGGCCTTCGGCAAATCCACCGCGGAAGCAGGCCACATCCGGGGCGTGCACGCTCCCGTGTGGGCGGAACACCTTCCGGACCTGAACCACCTGCTTTACCGCGTCTATCCCCGCGCCATGGCCCTGGCGGAAGCGGGATGGTCTCCCATGGAGGTGCGTTCCTGGGAAAACTTCCAGAGGAAAGTGGCCGACCACCGCCCCTTTGTCCTCAAGCGCTTTAATTACGACTTGAAACGCACGAAGGATAATGAGCCGCCCTTCCGGTGGGAAAACAAAAAGTAATTCCGCCGTTTTTCCTTATCACTCCTGATTCTCCATGATAGAATCTCTTCTGAAAAAGCCCTCCGTCATGTTTAAACTGATCTACCTCCTGGCCTGCACAGCTTTCTCTGCATCCATGGCGTGTGCCGCACCAGCAGAAAAATACAGTATTATTCCGGAGCCGGAGAAAACGGAGCTGAAGCGGAACGCCACCAGGACCTTGAAGCTTCTCTCCGACAAAACTTCTCCTTCCCTGGGCAAGGACGCCTACCAGCTCACCGTCACCCCGCAGGGAGTGCACCTCTCTTCCGGCGGGAAAGAGGGCCGTATCTACGGACTGGTCACCCTCCAGCAGCTCCAGGACCAGCTGGCGGCGCATCCGGAAGGCATTCCCTGCGGAGTCATCAAGGACAAGCCGCGCTACCCGTGGCGCGG